CAAGACTCAGGACGAGCATGGCAATACCACAGAACTGGGCATCAACGGATTCCGTGCATTTAGAAGCAACTGGCGCGAGCACCCAGATCGTGATGAACAATGGGGTCTGGAACAGCTGGCACAACTGGGCGAAGATCGATTTCGGCGAGAAATGGAATGTGAGTTTGTTATCAATGACGAAACACTAATTGCTCCCACCCGACTGCTGGACTTGGAAGGGGTAGAACCCAATCGCCGCACAGGACAAGTACGCTGGTACAAAAAGCCCAGCCAGGACAAGATGTATATTGTGGCCCTGGACCCTAGCCTGGGCACAGGTGGTGATCCCAGTGCCATACAAGTGTTTGAAGCAGACACCACAGAGCAAGTGGCCGAGTGGCGTCACAACAAATCAGACATTCCCACACAGGTCAAACTGTTGGCGGACATTGTGAATGAACTGTACGAAATCACCAAAGATGACAAAAAGATCTACTACTCAGTGGAAAACAACACCATTGGCGAAGCCGCACTGATATCCATAAACGAGTATGGAGAAGAAAACATCAAGGGCTATTTCCTCAGCGATAATAGTGTAACAGGCACAACCGGACGTAGGTTTCGCAAAGGATTCAACACCACAAACAAAGCCAAACTCACTGCTTGCAACAAGTTCAAAGTGTTGGTGGAATCTGGGCGTATGAAACTGTACAGCAGACCCTTGATTAGTGAGCTCAAAACTTTTGTGGCCAACGGCAGCAGTTATGCTGCCAAGCCCGGAGAAACAGATGATCTTGTGATGAGTTCGCTGTTGGTGGTGCGCATGCTGATGATGTTGCAAACATATCACGTAGAATTGGACACACAAATGAAAGATCACAGCGACAACGTGATTGATCCAATGCCGTTCATTTCTATACTTAGGTAAATATTGCACTATGGCCCAAGAAAATTCAATCTCTCAAGAACTGGCGGACCTGCTGGTCACAAACAACTTCGATCCTGAATATCGGGACGAGGGTGGCCAAAGCAGCGGTCCTGCTGATGCTAATACTATAAGTTTTGACTATCGCAGCGCCAGCGGCAACAATTATGGATCTGCTGTGGCAGTGATAGGCGATGACAACGAGCTGATGTTGTTTTTTGGGGACAATCTTGGTCGCAGCATGCAAGACCAAGACAAAGACGAATGGTTTGCGTTTTTGAATCAAATGCGCAAGTTGGCTCAAACACACAGATACACCTTTAGTCCTCAAAATCTCAGCAGACTCAAGCACTCATTGGCTGGCCAGGCTGCTGTAAAAGAAGGCTTATTTGAAGGCTACTACGGCAGTCGCCGTGAGAGCTTTATAGGCGAGCCCACAGAGGCCAGAATACTGATCAAACACAACAAAATAATTGGCGAAGATGACAAACGCTATCGATACATTGAAAGCATTTTTATTGAAACTGCTGACGGAGAACGATTCAAACTGCAGAGCAATCGTCTCATACACGGTCGTGCCATGTTGGAACATGTACGACAAGGCGGCCGCCCTTATGACGTGCGCGGCAACCATATAAACGAAATGGTTCAAGAGCTGTCAGTGTTGTCAAGATTCAACCGTGCCAAACAACATCATGTGTATGAAGGCATCACACAAGAACTGGTAGAATCGGCTGCACATTACTATCGCAGCCTTCAAGAAAGTCTAAAACGACTGTCTTCGTCACGTGGATATCACACCTACTTTGAGTCGTGGGCACCAGATCAAATTGATCAACAAGAGAGTCTGGTTGAAGATTTAAAAAACATGTTTGTGCAACAAACATTGGACACTAGAATTGAAGCAGCATTGCCCACTCTAGCCAAGATACAACAGCAAGGAACCAAAATGAAAGAAGCCGAAATATTTGAAAATTACATGAACCGTTTGAGCGAAGGCACCTGGGCCTTGCCTGACACGCCCGAAGCTTATGAAAAACTACAACAGCTCATGACCGGCGAACTCATAGTAGGTGCTGATGCCATGAATGCCACTGAACAGTTGTATGATTTGGTAGGAGATGACGAATTGTTTGACATCCTAAACGATCTGGCTGACAATGATCCAAGAGCCAACATCTGGGACGACTCAGATGTGCAACGTAGACTGGCCGAACTGGGCGTTCAAACCCCTCAGAGCACACAGGCAGCACCTGCTGCTGTGCCGCAAGACACTGCACCTCCAGCGGTTCCTCCTGTGGCAGAAGGCTTTGGTGACAAAAATACCAGCGAATACAGAAATAATTTTATCAATTGGATTGTACTGAATCAGTTAGATTATTACGAAGATGAACTATTGGATTATTTTGATAAGTTTGTTGACGGTGGCGGATCAGAATACAAGGCTGGAGAGCAGGCTGTGAACACCTGGAAGGCAAGAATGAAGAGAGACGGTGAAAGTGTATCTAAACCGCCGATGGCAGAAGGCGAAGAAGCAGACAAACCCAAGTACAGCATGTCTAACCCAGGAAAATTTACTAATCAAGAATATAAAGATTCAATGAATCAACGTTACGGTAAACCGGATCTGGATACCTCTAGGATGAATAAATCACATCAAGATTTTTATAACAAGAACCCCAGTTTCAAACAAAGTGGCAAACAAATTGTTACACCCGGTGATGGTCGTTTGGCTTCAAAAGTTGTGCCAGCAGTGACTGATACAAAGGTAGACCGTATACCAATGAACACATTTGGTGCCAAACAAGGCAGCGATATTCCCAAGAGTATTCAAAAGGGCGGCGGCAGTGCTACCAGCAGAATGACTGGTGGCGGTGGCATGGGCGGTGGCGCGGGGTTGGGCGGTGGCGGAAAAGATCCTATGAATAGAAGTATTAATCCATTAAAGTTGGAGAACGCCGAACTGGCTCGCATGCTTGAGCATGCTGGAGTACCACTTCAAGAAGGTGTGTTGAACGATGACACAAGAAACACCTGGGACCATTTGTTGGATCGTTTCCGACACGAAGTTGAAAACTTCAAACAAACTGGTGATTTAGATGATGACCTGTATGATGCAGTATTTGACTATTATAACCAACACGGTGCAATGCCATACCGGGTACAAAAAGCCAAAGATGGCACTGCAAATCAATGGGTCAGTAATCGATTGGCTGACGATCTTGGCATTAAAGAAAATCTAATCAGCCCAATGATCATGCCTGTGAGCGAAGGATCATGCAACATGACCATGGAAGGTCAATACTGCCCAGAACACGGCCTGATGGAATGTGGCGGCGGCATGTACGAAGATAGCAGATCGCGAACTGTACCACCTCGTCCGAATATTCAGGATACGCCACGCACCAAAAGCGTAGCAGGCGCAGGTAGAGGTGTTGTAAATCCAGCATCAGCAAACAACATGGGTGATAGTATTCCACGTGTTGAAATCCGTGGCTTTGGTCCTGACTTTGAAGATTTACCAGCAGGAAAAAAACTAATCAATCCAATGCAGCTACGTAGACACAATGAGTTGTCTCCACTTAAATCTGGAGACAGTACTCCACTGTCAAAAGTAGCTAATGTTGATTTAACAATGGACGAAGATGGCGGTGCTGTGGGCATGCCTTACAGTATGGGCGAGGGAGTAGATGACCCAATCAACTACAATGCCGCAATGACCGGCAGCTACTACGAAGGCAAAGAAACCGATATCCAAGAAGGCGATGCACTTCTGGCAAGAATAAAATCATTGGCTTTGCTCAGATGACATAAATACACTTGACACGTAGACAAAAAGCGCATATACTACTACAGTGTTTGCGCTTTTTTGTTTGTGAGTCACAGGCAACCAAGATCTAAACATTTAGATAGGCAACATAACATAGGCAACTTACTAAGGAGAAAAACTATGGCATCATTAGCAGAAATCAGAGCAAGACTACAGGCAGCAGAGGGCAACAAAGGTGGGCAATCCACCGGTGGAGACAATTCAATTTATCCACATTGGAACATGGAAGAAGGACAAAGTACCACACTGCGATTCCTTCCCGATGCAAATACAAAAAACACATTTTTCTGGCAAGAACGAGCAATGATTCGTTTGCCTTTTGCTGGCATCAAAGGCGAAGGGGATAGCAAGCAAGTGTACGTGCAAGTACCTTGTGTGGAAATGTGGGGCGACGCCTGTCCCATCTTGGCAGAAGTACGCACCTGGTTCAAGGACAAGAGCCTTGAAGAAATGGGTCGCAAGTACTGGAAGAAACGCAGTTACATCTTTCAAGGCTTTGTGCGTGAGAACCCACTGAGCGAAGACAAGACTCCAGAAAATCCCATCCGACGTTTCATCATCGGACCACAAATCTTTGCCACCATCAAGGGTGCGCTGATGGATCCTGAACTGGAAGAAATGCCCACAGACACCCTGCGTGGCCTGGACTTCCGTGTGTCAAAGACTAGCAAGGGTGGATATGCTGACTACAGCACAAGCAAGTGGGCACGTAAGGAATCAGCATTGACTGAAGCAGAACAAGCGGCAATTGCTACACATGGCTTGTTTGACTTGAGCACATTCCTGCCCAAGAAACCCGGCGACGTGGAGTTGAAGGTGATCAAAGAGATGTTTGAGGCATCAGTGGATGGACAACCTTACGACACAGAACGTTGGAGTCAGTACTTCCGTCCTGCAGGTGTACAAGCACCAGGTGGTGCTGGAGCCGCACATGCGGATGAGGACACTCCTGCACCAGCAGCCAAGCCTGCACTCAAAGTGGCAGCACCTGCACCCGCAAGTGACTTTGACGAAGACGACACACCTGTAGCAGTGACACCAGTGGCCAAGCCTGCAGCCAGTGGACAAAACGCCCAGGACATCCTGGCCATGATCCGTAGCCGTCAAGCCAAGTAATTGACAGCAATCACACAGAGGGGGCCCCCTCTGTGTTCTTTAAAAATAATAGGTGATTCATGGGTAAACCCTTTGACGTTTCAAAATTCCGTAAAGAAATTACAAAATCAATCGATGGACTAAGCATCGGTTTTAACGATCCTACAGACTGGATTTCAACAGGCAATTATGCACTAAACTATTTGATCTCAGGCGATTTCAATCGCGGTATTCCTCTGGGCAAGGTCACAGTGTTTGCTGGTGACTCGGGCGCAGGTAAATCGTACATCTGTTCAGGCAACATTGTGAAGAACGCACAAGAGCAAGGCATCTTTGTGGTGCTGATTGACAGTGAAAACGCACTTGACGAAGACTGGCTCAAAGCCTTGGGTGTGGACACCAGCGAAAGTAAACTGCTCAAGTTGAGTATGGCCATGATTGACGATGTTGCCAAGACTATTAGTACATTCATGAGCGATTACAAAGCCCTGCCCGAAGGCGAGCGTCCCAAGGTCATGTTTGTAATTGACTCACTGGGCATGCTGTTGACTCCCACAGACGTGAACCAGTTTGATGCAGGCGAAATGAAAGGTGATCTGGGCCGTAAGCCTAAGGCACTGACAGCATTGGTTCGTAACTGTGTGAACATGTTTGGTAGTTACAATGTGGGCTTGGTTTGTACCAACCACACATACGCCAGCCAAGACATGTTTGACCCTGATGATAAAATCTCCGGCGGTCAAGGTTTCATTTACGCCAGCTCAATTGTTGTGGCCATGAAGAAGATGAAGCTGAAAGAGGATGAGGACGGCAACAAAGTGAGTGACGTCAACGGTATTCGTGCAGGCTGTAAAGTTATGAAAACCCGCTATGCCAAACCCTTTGAAGGCGTACAGGTCAAGATTCCTTACACCACAGGTATGAGTCCTTACAGTGGCCTAGTGGACTTGATTGAGAAAAAAGAAATGCTCAAGCGTGAAGGCAACAGCCTGGTGTTTACCACCAGCGAAGGCGAGATCATCAAGAAGTTCCGTAAAGCATGGGAAAAGAATGATGATGGGTGCTTGGACAAGGTCATGATTGACTTCAAGAACATCAAAACTGAGGTAAGTACAGCCGACGCAACGGAGGAATAAAATGTCAGCAGAAGTAGCAAGCGAAATTTGGGGCGAACTAAAGCGATACGTCAACGTGGTAGATCGTATAGATGCTGCCGAAAGCATTGTGTCTATCCTGATTGATCATGATCATGACGTTGAAGAAATCCGGGAAGCCTTCAAAGGTGATTCAGACATCAAGAAAGCCCTGACTGCATATTTGGACAATGACAAAGACTATGCAGAAGAAGAAGAAGAAGAAGAGTTTGATGACGAGGACAACTACAACAAAGAAGATGACTACTGATGTGGTACAGTAAAGTAGTCGCTGATCTTGGCAACATACCTGATTTCATTGCACACTTTGAGTCAGAACTCACAGATGCCAAGCGTGACTGCAAAATTGGCGGCCTGGTAGAAAAGAACATCACTGCCTTGCCGGGCATAACTGAACACAGGTTCAATCAGCTGCAAGAGATTGAAGCTGTGTTGAACTTTCTCAACATCCAACTGCGCAAGATACGTACCCGGCACTTCAAGAAGTATTTGGAAGGCTATGCTCGTGCGCTCACAGCACGTGATGCTGAAAAGTATGTGGACGGTGAAGAAGAAGTTGTGGACTTTGAAACC